CTGCTGAGTATATCGAGATAGCGAAACAACGATTGAACGAAATAGGTACGACTATATGGCAGGACGACGACCACTCCCAAGCAGCTTAAAAGAACTCAGAGGAAATCCTGGGCATCGTCCACTCAACCATCGGGAGCCGCACCCTACTGGTGTACCCCGCTGCCCATCTCATCTGGACGACGAAGCACAGAAAGAATGGCAGCGTATAAGTGTAGAGCTTGTAAGGCTTAATCTATTGACTCTCGTTGATAGAGCAGCACTAGCCGCTTACTGTGGCTCATGGAGTCGATGGGTAAACGCTGAGGAAAACTTGCAGAAGTATGGCCCAGTCATCAAGTCACCTAAAAGTGGCTTCCCCATTCAGAACCCATATTGTGGAATAGCTAACAGTGCTTTAGACCAGATGAGAAAATTTTTAATAGAGTTTGGAATGACTCCTGCGGCGAGAGCCAAGCTAGAGGTTGCTGGATCATCCGGCGAAGACGCATTTACTGAGTTTATGCAAGGCATCGGAGCCGATGACATAACGCCCAATCCTCAAGATGACTTGGTGGGCGATAGTGAAAACAAGTAAAGCGTGGACAATCTAAATATACCTGAGCAGTACATCCAAGATGTACTCAATAACAAAATCGTAGTTGGCAAATTAGTCAGACTAGCTTGTGAGCGTCATCATAACGATCTTGCAACTGGACATCTACGCAATCTGAAATTCAATCCGCAACAAGGACTGAGAGTTATTCAGTTTGTAGAGTCCTTCTGTTGTCATCTACGAGGTGAGCTTGAGGGACAGCCCATCAAGCTGGAGCCATGGCAACAGGCCATGCTCTACATCCTCTACGGATGGCGCTGGGCAGATACAGGATTCCGCCGCTTCCGCATTGCGTACTGCGAATGTGGGAAGGGTAACGGTAAGAGCACATGGGCATCTGCTCTTGCGCTCTACGAGTTAATCGGAGTTGGCGAAGCGGGTAGCGAAGTCTACAGCGTTGCCGTGGATAAGACACAGGCGAAGGTTGTGTTTGACGACGCTGTGTTGATGGTGAAGAAGTCACCGGCACTGGCCAAACGCATCAAGTCGCACACGAACAATCTGCACGTTCCGGGTACGGCATCAAAGTTCCAACCACTCGCTGCAAACTACGGTTCTCTTGAGGGCAAGCGTCCACAAGCATTCGTCGCCGACGAACTGCACGCATGGGGTTACGGTGCTGAAGTGATGTGGACGGGACTCGTCAACGCACTCGGTAAGCGTGACTCACCCATCCTGATAGTCATCACGACAGCGGGTTCCGGTGAGGAGTCAGTCTGCAAACGTCAGCACGCATACAGCGAGAAGGTTCTGACGGGAACACTGCAAGCTGACGACTGGTTTGCCTGGGTGTGTTGCCTCGATGAGGGTGACAGTTATGACGATCCATCCATGTGGATTAAGGCTAATCCCAACTTGGGTGTCAGCGTTCGGGAGAGAGATTTAGCAGCACTAATAAATCAGGCGATGGGGGACCCGGCGAGTTTGAACGAAGTACTCCGTGTCCGATTTGGTATCTGGACGCAGACGAGCGTCGCTTACTTCCCGATGGATGAATGGGCACAATGCAACGAGCCCATCGACCTTGAGTCGCTGAAGAATCAACCATGCTTCGGCGGACTCGACCTCAGCACAACGATGGACCTCAGCGCGTTCGTGTTGCTGTTTCCACCATACGGTGACCGCAGCAAGTGGGTTGTACTTCCACACTTCTTCATTCCCGGAGACAACATCGGGAAGCGTTGCCAGCGAGACAGAGTGCCTTATGACGCGTGGCAGCGCGTGGGGATGCTGACAGCTACACCCGGAAATGTCATCGACTACGACGCGGTAAGGCTCAAAATTATCGAGCTATCTGAGACGTATGACATCCGCGAAATCAGTTATGACCCGTGGAACGCCACGGAGACAGCAACGTGGCTTCAGGTGCGTGGATTCACCGTCAGTCCGCTCCGTCAAGGCTTTCCGTCGCTTGCAGGACCAACAAAGCGACTGCTTGAGCTTGTTCTCAAGCATGACCTCACGCACCTCAACAACCCCATTCTTCGGTGGATGGCAAGCAATGTAGTCGTGGACACAGACCCCACAGGGAATGTGAAGCCGAACAAAGTGAAGTCAGCGGAGAGGATTGACGGCATCTCCGCACTGATTTGTGCATTGTCCAGAGCAATGGTCGTCACCATCTCTCCAAAGAAAAAACACTTTACGCCGTTTGTGATGTAGGTTTTCCGAATACTCACACGATTTAGGACGCCCCCAGTATGGGAATCAGATCGACCATAGCAAAATTCGTAGGGCATGAACGTCGTTCCAGCGACCCTCTCAACAACCCAGCAATCCCTCTCAGCACGTCGGGCTTCCTAGCGTGGGCATCGGGTGAGCCTACAGTCAGTGGTGAGCGCGTCACCGTTGCTACGTCGCTGCAACAGGCAACCGTTTACGCTTGTGTTCGTGTTCTGTCTGAGTCCGTCGCATCACTGCCAGTTCGAGTGTATGAGCTAACGGACAACGGACGTAAAGAGAATCAGAACCATGATCTAGCTTACTTGCTGGGTGTAGCTCCTAACCCGGAAATGACAGCGTTCACATTTTGGGAGAGCTTGGTCGGTGGACTTGCACTCACCGGCAACTGCTACGCAGAGATACAGCGAGATAAGGGCGGACGCCCAGTTGCGTTGTGGCCACTACATCCACAGAAGACTGAGCCGAAGCGTACACCGCTCCTGCCTAACGGCACAGGCGGTGACCTAGTTTACGAGACCTCTGACGGATTGGATGGCAAGGAAGGCAACGGCCAGACTCGCACCATCGCTTCAGCGGATATACTGCATGTCCCTCTGTTCTGTTTTGACGGACTTCGCGGAATTTCCCCAGTCCAACTTGCACGTCAAGGAATAGGGTTAGCGCGAGCAAGTGAGCTGTCCGGTGCCCGCTTTTTTGGCAACGGTAGCAAGCCCGGTGGCATTCTCACCACCGACTCTGAATTTGATGATCCTGAGATCGCTACAATCAAATCGTCGTGGGAACGAACCAATGGCGGAGACAAGCAGGGTGGTACCGCATTCCTACCGGGTAAGTGGACTTACACTCCCATCGGCCTTAGCAATAAAGATTCACAGTTCTTAGAGATTCGTCAGTATCAACGCACCGAGATTGCCGCAATCTTCCGTGTCCCACCCCACATGGTGGGCGACACAAGCAAGCTCAGCAACGCAAATGCAGAGCAGCAAGCGTTGACATTCGTCACAGACACACTCCGTCCATATCTGAGTCGCTTGGAGTCGGAGATTGCACGCAAGCTGCTTCCCACTGCTGGTCGTAACTCTGGCCGGTTCGTGGTCGAGTTCGACGTGAGCGAAAGACTACGCGGAGACATTGAATCGCAAGCTGCTGGCTTCACTGCCGGCAAACAATGGGGCTGGCTGTCTACTAATGACATTCGTGCAGAGATTGGTATGAACCCCATTGGCCCAGCAGGGGATATTTTTTGGGTTCCTGTAAACATGCAAAACGCTGAGCGTTTGCTTGATACAGAAAGCATTCAAGATCAGCCGCTGCTCAGTGACGCTAAGCCGGATGAAGACACTACACCGGACACTGACGCCGCACCTACACCAGATGAGCGTTCTGCGATGACGCGGTACACATCTGCATACCTCGTGATCTATCGGGATGCTTTCGGACGCCTTTGCAAAAGAGATAAACGAGATTACGACACTATTTCCGGCCTATTTAGCCCAGTATTGCGCTCGATTGCTGAAGCTGCACAAGGCGCTGCCATGAGTAAGAACGGCATTTCTGTGATGCCTAACTCAGGAATTGACAAGCACATTGAAACAGTTTGCCGGTCGATGGCCAAGCGTGCAGCAGATTACACAGACACAGATGTAGACGCCAACGCCGGGGCTGAGTTCACGAAGGCCGTCAGGTCCGTCGTCATCAACACCGCACGAGATGTAGCTGCGTTCGCTGCTGAACAGACCGTAAGTGAGACACACAATGAATAAGCAAACTCCAAAACATGAGACAAGAGTCATCCAAGCACGCGAACTGCGTGTTGCAACCAACGACAATGGGCAACGTGTTCTGTCTGGCTATGCATCAGTGTTCAACACAGCCAGCGTGGACATGGGTGGCTGGGCAGAGCTGGTTGCACCTACTGCATTCACACGCACGCTGCAAGAGAACCCCGATGTTCTCTGTCTATACGCGCACGACACCGCCGCTGTTCTTGGTCGCACGACCTCCAACACATTGACGCTGAGTGTAGATGCGACCGGCCTCAAGTTCGACTGTGTTCTCCCGGACACCACGACAGCAAACGACCTCATCGTTCTTGTGGAACGTGGGGACATAACCGGGATGTCGTTTGGGTTCGTCTGCATCAGCGATGTTTGGTCAGAAGATTCTGACGGACGCTACATCCGCACACTGCTGGATGTAGACCTGTTTGAAATCACCGTGACAAGCTCCCCGGCATATCCATCAACCTCTATCAGTCTCCGCTCCGCACCGAAAGAGATTCGCAGCAAGATCCGTGAGAAGCGCAGTGCCGGCTGCAAGTGCCCATGCGATGTCTGCGTGGACTCTGACGGTGGTGACTGTGAGAACTGCACGAACCCCGACTGTGACGACTTGAACTGTGCGTCATGTCGGAGCGAACGCAGCATCGACGTGTCCGCTGA